TTCTCCAAAACGATAAACAAGCGGCGAATGTTGATCTTACTAAATGCAGCTGATTTCAGCTGTTGGGTACGATCACCATATAGAAGAACACCTTCACCGGCGAATGAAACAACAGGGTTGATACCATTTTTATACAAATCATCACGATTTTGCTTGCTTGGGTTCAACGACAACTGAATAACATTCTTGATCTGACCACGGGTGTAACCAGCTGGGCTATACCAAGGATCAGCAATATCATCAGTACGGGCAGCAAGACCGGCAATATCACCATTTAATGGAACCCAACGATATGTATCATTGTGAATATCGTATTGATATTTCCATCCGGAATCCATAATAGCGTAGCTAGATGAACGATTGATCTTCGTGTTACGGAAGGCAATTGCATTTTCAGTAGCTTGCTCTGGAGTTTGGTTGAATACGTCTGCCTTATCTGGGCTGAAGAATACAATAACATCCTTACGGGTTTCGCATATGTTATCGATTACATGGCGAATAATATCACCTGAAGTGGATTGTCCACCCGCATCACCAACAAATAACAAGCTTACATCGACAACTTCAGCATTTTGAAACATATTCCAACCAGCAATTAATTCATTGCTTGATACCAATGAACCATCTTCGCCACCTGTAAGGGCATAATCTTCAGCCACACTAAGTGTCTTAAATTCGACATTAGGTATAATGACAGTTGCCCAAGCATCACCTATAGATGAAAGCACGGAATCCGCTGTTGCGCCTGAACCATCACCTGTAAACCCAATAGTAGCTGTTGTGTACGCAGAACCCTGTACATCAACAGTTACGCTTGCTACAGCAAATCCTACAGCAGCTGTAGCCGTAGCATCACCAGCACCTGAACCCGTAGCATCAACCGTAGCGGCTGTGTATCCAGACCCACCGGCTGTTATAGTAATAGTGTCAATGACACCACCTGTTTCACTGCCAACTTCAGCTGTTGCGCCTGTACCATCACCAGCGATAACAATAGCATCACCAACTGTATATGCTGTACCACCGCCTGTTACTGTAACAGAAATCACTTCACCTGTTGCAGAAAGCACAGCTGTAGCGGTCGCGCCTGAACCATCACCGGTTACGGCTACAGTTGGAGCGACGGTATATTCTGAACCACCATCAGTTAAGTTAATTGAGGTTACAGCACCTTGTGGTGTGTAACTTCCGGATGCCGGAACACCAAGATACCAAATGTAAGAACTTTGCTTATTGATGATATTTCCATAGAAATTTGGTTCACCATCAAGGGTTTTATTATCTTTCGCCTTAGATGCAAATGCAAATCGCTCTAATACAGAACCCGGAACACCGGTAAATGTACCACTTTTATCGATTACAATTACATGTAATTCATCTTGTGCATTTGGTGCGCCTTTATTAATACACCAGTCGGATGTACCCGGCTTACCATCAAATTCATCTTGATATGCCCATGAGTCGAATGAATTGGAATCAGCCATATGAACTTCAATAGCATTACCTACATCACCCGGATATTTTGCAGCAAAAATCGCACTTGCAATAGTAGGTGCAATAAGTTCATAGTGGGAACGGTTTTTAATTAATGCACCAAGACCATCGGCGGTTGAATTCAGGCTATCAGACTCATCAACCACACGAATTACATTTAGGTTACTTGAGTATGCGGAAAAGTTTGAAGCACTGAACCAATCGGTAAAATTGGCATCACTTGGTTTACCGAATAGAAATTCTAAGCGGCTGGCATCTTCTACAATAGTGTAGTCCATAACTGGACCCCAATGGAATTGACCAACGAATCCACCACCGCTTGTATCAACAGCTGGTACGATATTCGTTAAGTCGATTTCATTTACTTCTACACCGGGACTTAATTGGAAACCCATGTTATACTCCTTCAGTTATCAACACTTATGTGTTATATTCTAGTTAAGAGTATTTATACGATTTGGCATTCATCCCATCATATTGACTACAAATTCCTCAACCTCATCATTAAGTGCATCTAAATCGGCATCATCAAGGAATCCTATAGGTGCTATATAATCATCTACACTCTGCATTTGACGCGCTAGAACAGCTGCCCGGTTATCGACATCCATTAAATCTTTGAAATAATCTTGTGTTGATAGCCAGCCTAATGAAACAAGTGTCATTACAATGTCATCATATTTCCCATCTTCAGCTTCATATGATTGACCTCTTGATACAAATGTCTGTAGTTCACCAAGAGTTTCAAAATCCTGAACCAAATATACATCATTCTCAATTAATGCTTTAATGTTAGTACATCCAATCCGCTTCGATTTCTTTGTCATACGAAGTCCAATTTCGGATGTAGTTGAAAATCCACCCGAAACCACATTTTCTTGATTCTTAGTAGCTGTTACTATCATATTTTCATATTCATAGTCGTGATATAGAATATTAGATACCTGTGCACCAATAGAATTTGTTTCTACTAATATGAAAGCTTCATTATATTGCGTTGCCAACCGTTCAACTATTTCAGGTAAAACCAATACAGCTGTTTCATTATTCCGGAATACACATACTTGACGATATGGTTGTTCGGTTATATCACTGACATTAATAACAGAATGATCACTACCCACCCCCTCAGACACATCAACTGTTATTAAGTACGAATGCCCCTCAATTGGGACTTCATACATCTTAATACTCTCAGATTCTTTAATTGGTTCCTGCCAAGTCATACAGGCAAGTTTTTCACCAGAAATTAATGTACCGGATGATCCATGAAACTGATTACCAAATTCCTGTGCAAATTTCCGCTTGCCCATATTACGTTCGGCTGTTTTTGCCCATTCTTCATCACGTCGCGGATGTTGCCACCAATCAACTCGGACTGGCACATAATCATTTCGACCATTCCGGGCATCTTCCCACATCTTATAGAATAAGTTCATACCATTTGGTGTGGAAATAATAATAACTTTTGAGGTACTACCGGATGAAATTACGGGATACGTTGATTCATAGAATGCATCCGCTTGTTCAAGAAACGCAAATTCGTCTAATACAATAGTTGAGAATGTGAATCCACGTACAGCATCACTATTAGCAGATTCAGCTATAATCGATGAACCATTACCAAATTCAATAGAACCCTTATTCCACTCAACAACACCTACCTGTAAGAAAAATGGTAAATTCTCATACATTCGTTGTGCGGCTTGAAGAATCTTGCGCGCTGTACTACCTTTGTTAGCCAATACACCAATGGATTGATATGACTGGAATATCGCAGTGTGTAGGCAGAATGCAACTGTGGTGATGGATTTACCCATCTGTCGGGATAGAAGATTGATAACAAAGCGATTATCCATATAGGTTCGCATCATTTCTTCCTGAAAATCCCACATATTAAAATCGACCAATCCATGATCAATATCAATAATTTTTACATATTTCTTACAGAAATAAATTGGATCGTTTTTACATTTGATATACTCAATCTGTTCAGCTGGTGTCATTTGAATATCAACACCAGCTTTTTTCAGTTTACGATTACCATTATAGTATATACTTTTAATCATGGTTTATTTATTCTGGTGAATCAGATTCATCTACTTCTATGAACTCAGCTTCCAATGGTATCGATTCAACACTCTTGGCTTCCGCGCGCTCCAGCATTTCAAGGAATTGTTCGGTTGTTCCCTTAAAATGAACAGACCCATCTTCAGAAACAGAATCACTATCATCACTACTATTATTATCAACTGGACTAACCAATTCTTTCACATTTTTATGGAGACTTATCAAGGCATCATTGGCTTCCAGCATTTGTTTCATATAACCGGATAGTACCTCATATGCACGTGGTGACTCAGTTTCCTGCGCTACTTTAGCTAATCCCCCTAATCCCTTAATATTAGTTTCTATGATTTGTTTAATATTAGTGCGTACAAACTCATAATCATCTTGTACATTTTGATTGACTGTATCATGATGAGCCGATATGATATCATCACGATCAACAACCATTGGTGGATGTATTGGTTCATCATCACCATGATCGTTGTAGCTGTCATCTAAGAATTGATCAATTGAATCATCATTACTCATAATTTACCTATGAAACATAATCTGAAAAGGCTTTTGCTGCCTTTTGGCAATCATCTAGTGTTTTACATGGCTTCGAACCATGCTGTGCAAAATGAGTTTTATCATCACCAAAAACAGGTTCAAAGATTTTATCACCTACCTTAAACCCAAATATTGCACGATGGGACCAGCCATACCATTTTTGATCTTTCTCACTAAATCCAGTTGACCCTACTGTTTTAGTAATGTTCTTTTCTTTCTTAAATTTTTCTAGAAACGATTCCAGTAAAAATTGAGTAAATTTAATCATATCAATACA